GTTGTGGGCTTAAATGCCCGGCACTTTGGCAATTGAATATAGGCACTATCTAACGAAAGGATATAACTATGAATTACTTTGGTGAACTTGAAAAATCTATGAATTGCAGTTCTGCTATCGACCGCATTTGCGATTACTTAATTGAAACGCCTGATGCTGATAAAGTTAATGCAGCCCTTGCAATAAGCGTTATTAATTCAATTGAAATTATCGGTACGACAAAAAGAGTAAGGGAACTTGCAATTATAGCACTTCAGCGTATTTCTGAAGCGATGAACCATGAAAACTATAATAATGATCCGCTTACGCGCGCGGAAGCAAAGATTACTGAAATTTATGTGGAGTATCGCGAAGATTAATCACGGATTGCGGATTTGGTAGCAGAGATGCCGAATCCGTAATAACGCGCTTAATCGGTTGCAAAGGGCAAACGGGCGCAAGGATGAAAGGGCAAAAAATGAAAGTATGTTTTGAAGTCGAATTGATGAATTTTGAATTTTGGGCTGGTGCTGCTTTCGTTGCAGAGCAAATCAATAACCGCGATAATTACGCTGAATGCTGGGAAGCTTTGGAACAATGGCTTGACTGCGGCGAAACTTTGGATGAAACTAGTGTGAATGATTTCGTTTGGTTTGACGCGTTGGACTTGTTGCGCGAATGGGGTTTAGTAGAACCCGAAGAGTAACGCGCATTAATCACGGATTGCGGATTTGGTAGCAGAGATGCCGAATCCGTAATAACGCGCTTAATCGGTTGCAAAGGGCAAACGGGCGCAAGGATGAAAGGGCAAAAAATGAATAGTATTTTCACGATTAATGAACTGAATGAGTATTTTCGCGTTCATCCGCGAAAGCGTGTGAGCGAGACCCCAACACATGGCGCGTTTGGGCGCGAATTGCCAATTTTTCACCGTTTCGTTTGATTTTCCGAATCCCGAAACAGGCGAGAATATGCGCGCTATCATGACGGGGCGCAATAATGACGCGTATTTTGTGAGGTAGAATTATGGATAAAAAAGACCTGTTTTGGTGCATTGTTGGTTCATGCGCGTTTTTTCTGTTCGTTAAATTCATGCTGCATTTGGCTTATTGGTACAATTTCGGGAAATGGTTGCCAATGTTTCCATTGTGGTAAAAATGTGAAGCGCCTATTTTTCGCGAATTTTCGCGAAAATAGGCGTATTATGAGTATGTGGGAAAACAGCATGGGGATGAAAGGGGCAATTGTGGAAAAAATTGATTTTGAGCAAAAGAATACGCTTGCTAAATGCGCTATTAGAAAATTATGCGATTATCTTGCTCAAACGTGCAATCCAAATTATTTCAATGCGGCGCGCGCGATTAGGTGCTTGACTAGGGTTCAGGATTTTTCAACACGTGAAAATGTAAGGGCTTATGCGCTTGACGCGCTGACTGAGGTTAATGAGATTATTGAACTTAGCATTTGCAGAAGTGATTTGCTTGAGAAAGCTGAATCAGCCATTGTTAAAATTTGTACCTTGTATAGTGAAGATTAATCGCGGTTTGCGGAATCTGTGACAATTGCCGCTGATTCCGTAACCACGCGCTTAATCTGTGGGCAAAGGGCGCACGGGCGCGAGTATGAAAGGAGTTGCCATGCTTAAGCAACTTACGCTTTACAAGTTTGAGGTTGGATTTCGAGAAATGCGGGAAGCGGATGACGGGCGTTTTGATTTGATGCGCGTTCCCGTTGCAGATGTTGAAGCTGGTTCGCTTTCAAAGGCGGAAATCCGTTCTATCATTAAGGAAGCTGGGCACGATTGCCCACGCGGCATGGATGTTTATGCGGAGCGCAAGGGTAAAGTTCTTTACAAATTCCGTATCGAGGATTTGCAGTCAATCGCAGTTGAGCGCGAAGAGATTTAAGGGGGACAATCATGGGTTATTTTGATAAGTTCAATGGCGGCAAGGGAATTCCATTTATGGACAATGCCGACAAAATTGATATTCCTGTTGGTGAAAAGCTTCATGTGAATGATTACGGGTTCATTGACAACGAAGGCGGGGAATTCATCGTGCTTTCGTTCCGTGAGTACCCGAAGAAATTCGCTTTCGGCAATTCAATCATCACGACCGATGTTCGTATGATGGAAAGCGATTTCGGAAGCAAGGAGAAAGTATTAGAACAGCTTGCTAGCGTTGCATTGCTTTTCAAGAAGCAGATTTCAAAGAAAAACCGCGAATACACGGCAGTTGAATTCATTGAGGAAGATATTCCGTTTTAGTTCGTCTATGGGTACGGGCGCGCCCGAAAGCGCCCATTTATTTTTGTCGTGATTTTGTGAAGGTGGTGATAAATATGGGTAATCTTACAAGAAATGGCGTTTGCTACGATTTGGAGCGAACGCCATTCTTTCATGATTGGCAAGGGTACAGGTTCTATTTTTCTTCGCATACGCATGAGCGCAATTTCTATACGCGCCTTACAATGAAATGCGACTGGATGACGGATAGCATGAGCAGACGATTCCATTTCAGGGTGCAAAGCGACCTTATAGCGGTATTTCAGCTATACAAGGTTGTGGAGACGCGTGGTTTCCGCGTTCTAACGCCTTACGGGAAGGTTATTCGCTCTTGCGATGAAATTCGCCTGAAGGTGGTGGACGCTAATGCCTAGCTTCATTTGGAACGCGGCGCGCCTGAAGAGACTTGCATCAGCCGTGCGAGCGTACAACGGCGCTATCACGCGAAAGCAGAACTATTATCGTTCTATCGGAGCGCCAAATTTATCACGATTTCTTCCACAGCGCGTAACAACGTCATCCGTTATGGCGCGAATCACGAACGTAAATGACTTCAGGCGAATAGTGGGATATGCGAATGACGCGAAGCGCGGAAGGAGCAGCGAGCTTACGCGAATCCTGAAGAGCGTCAACCCGAATGCGCTGGATTTGGTAAGAACTGATAGAGGAGCTATTACTACCAAGTATGCAAAGCGAGAGAAAGAGCTTAATAAACGAGCAGTGAAGCGGCAGGCGTTGGCTACTAGGAAGAACGTTGAGACGGAATTTTACGATGGTGACGAATTCGTTGATTTTGTAAATATTTCAGACCCCGAATATGCAACGCTTGTGAATGGAACTGACTTGGCACAGGATGAGGGAGAACCCGATGACAGCGTTGAGGATATTGACGCGCAGACCAAGGAGGAATGGGAGCAGGAAGATGCCAGGAACAAGCGAGCGCAGGTAACGCCTACTGCGATGTATGAGGTATATAGGGGAGTATGGACAGACCCGATTAACATGCACGCTGAAATGCCTGGCTACCGGGCTTTGATTGACGCGCTTGATTGGCTTGCCGAGAATAAGACCGATGTTCTTAACAAAATGTTCGCTCTTGGACGCGATGAGCTAGACCCTGACTATATCACGGTAAGCGGCGGTGAGAAGAATCCCTATGTCATGACACCTTACGATGTTCGCCATATGAGGGCAGTTGATTACATTGTTGGTAAGGCTAGGTCTGCTGGTTATGCTGGTTAGCGAAATGTGTTCGACAGTTCCGAAGGCTAACAGGCTGTTGGCTATGGGGTCTGATTCGGGAAGCATATGCATGACGTTCGGGGAAGAGTACACTTCGCCCGAGGAAAGCACTTTCGGTGACGATTTAGAAGGCGATGATATGCCGCGTAGATGCTACACAGCTGATTTCGAGACAACCGTTGATAGGGATGATTGCCGCGTATGGGCTGCTGCTGTGTGCGAGGTGGGAAATGTGGACAACATAGAGCGCGGCAATTGCCTTGAGTGGTTCATAAATTGGTGCAGGCAACAGGAAAGCTGCACAGTGTATTTCCACAACCTTGCATTCGATGGGGCATTCATAATGGATTACCTTGAGAGGAACGGATGGGTGTGGTGCGATGATCCTAAATGCAAGGATGAGGGTACTTATTCAACTATTATCAGCGATGCGAACCAGGTTTATTGCATAGACATTCATTTCCATGGGCATGAGATTCACATACTTGACAGCCTGAAGATTATTCCGCTTTCAATCGAGCAAATGGCTAAAGCTTACCAGCTTCCGTTGCTCAAAGGTGAGATTGACTATGCTGCGAAGAGGGAAATAGGGCATGAGCTTACCGAGGAAGAGATTGCGTACATAGACAACGATGTGAGGATTGCCGCGCTTGTAATAGAGAAATTCTTGGAACAGGGTCTAACAAAGATGACATGCGGAAGCAACGCTCTTTCCGATTACAAGGCTATGCAAGGAGGAATGAAGGGATTTCGATGCTGGTTTCCGAAGCTTGACGATGAAGAGGATGCGTTCATTCGCAAGGCTTACAGGGGGGGTTTCACGTGGGTTAATCCTAAATATCAGGGGAAGCGGATAGCAGATGGAATCGTGTTCGATGTTAACAGCCTATATCCGAGCGTAATGGCAAGCTGCGCAGATGAAAGGTTGCCTTACGGCAATCCTGTGTGGTTTTCGGGGAAGCCGAAGGAGATAGAAGCCTACGACCTGTGGGTTGCGCAGATTACATGCTGCTTCCGTTTGCGCGATGAGCATATCCCGTGCATTCAGCTGAAGGGGAATTTCAGATTCAAGCAGACGGAATACCTTGAGAAAAGCGATGGTGAAGTTACATTCACTATAAGCTCTGTTGATTGGGAGCTTATAAAGCAGCAATACCACGTCTACAATCTTCGCTGGCACGGCGGATATTATTTCAAGAGCGCCAAGTTCCTTTTCAGCGGATATGTAAACAAGTGGGTGGGAGTAAAGAATCAGGCAACAATTGACGGAAACGCGGGAATGCGGCAGATTGCGAAGCTGATGCTCAATTCGCTTTACGGTAAATTCGCGACAAGGACAACCGTGTATTCGCGCAGACCGATGCTGGTAAATGATGTGCTTAAATATGTTGACCTGCCGCCGCAGGAAAGACAGCCCATATATTTGCCTGTGGGAGTTTTCATAACAGCATGGGCGAGGTACAAGACTATAACGACAGCGCAGAAGGTTTACGACAGATTCATATACGCCGATACGGACAGCATCCACCTTGTTGGGACTGAAGTGCCCGATTGCATAGACGTTGATGATGTTAGGCTTGGGGCATGGAAGCATGAAAGCACTTTTTGGCAGGCTAAGTTTCTTCGTGCGAAATGCTACATGGAATACGAGGTTGGCAGCGAAGAGCCTACTATCCATGTTGCAGGGATGCCGAAGCAATGCCATAAATACGTGACTATAGACAATTTCGACTTCGGGAGCGAGTACGATGGTAAGCTTTACACGCATCGCGTTAAAGGAGGTATCGTGCTTGAGCCTGACAAGATGCAGATAAGGGAGTGAGTTATGTGGATTGTGATGGTCGTGCTTGTTGTAACTCTTGCCAGGAATTTGCTTCTTTACCGTTGACATAGGAGCAAACTGGAAATATCATTCGTAATGATGAAAGTGAGGTGATTTGAATGCCATATGTATTTGTTGAAGAGCTTGCTGAAGGGCAGGAGGAAGCCGATGTGATGGAAGCATCATCTTATCGTGAGCTTCAGACTTCGTTTGATGAGCTTCAGACTTCGCTTGAAGGCCTTACGGCAGAGCGCGATGAGCTGCAACGCAGCTATGATGAAGCGGTATCTGCTCGGGACAGCCTTGAGCAGGAACTTGGAGAAGCAAAGACCAAGTTCGCGAATGCTTTCCTGTCATCGCCGCAGAAGGCTAAGAATGTGGCAGCAGGGGAAGTGCTGGAGCAAGAGAAACCTATGACGTTCGCAACGTTGTTCACAGAAAGGAAGAATCTAAATGGCAACTAAACCCACAGCAGCCGAACTGGGAGCTGCCAAGGCAATGGAAAGCAACCCGAATTTCGGGAAAGATTGCTTGGAAGCGATTATCAATGAAACGCCGCAGCTGCGTGACGCGCTGCTGGCAGAAGGACTAGTAGAGGAGATTAAAAATGGCTAATGCAGTACGAGTTCCCGATGATACACGTTCTATCCACAACATCGGCAATTACATTTTGAGCTATCAAGCCTATCAGAACGCGTTCCTTACTGCGCTTGTCAACCGAATCGGGCGCGTTCTTGTCACATCGCGCCTATGGGAGAATCCATGGGCTGTATTCAAGAAGGGAAAGCTTGAGTACGGTGAGACGGTTGAAGAGATTTTCGCAAACATAGCGAAACCGCATTCATTCAACCCTAGCAAGGCTGAGAAAGAGGTATTCAAGCGCGAGATTCCCGATGTTCGCGCAGCGTTCCATTCCATGAACTTCCAAAAGTTCTATAAGGTTACCATCACAACCGCGCAGTTGCGCCAGGCTTTTCTTTCATACGGGGAGCTTACCGACTTGATTGCGCGAATCGTTGATACCCTTTCCACGGGAATGCAGCTTGATGAGTTCCTTACTATGAAATACATGCTTTGCCGAGAAGCGCTAAATGGCGGAATCTATACGGTCGTAACGCCTGCAATTGACGGAACTCAGGATGACCGTGAGAGCATCATCGCCAGCTATCGCGAGTACACCAACAACATGAAGTTCCTTAAGACTGCCTACAACCGTGCAGGCGTTCGGACTTCAACGCCGATTGATAAGCAGGTTATTATCATGCCTAACAAGTCTGAAGCCGTGCTTGGCGTGAAGGTGCTTGCTTCCGCTTTCAACATCGGAGAGGTTGACTATATTTCCAAGCGCATTCCCGTTGACGCGTGGGAATTCGATGCCGATGACGAGGAACGTCTTGCAGAGCTTTTCGAGGGCGATGATGATTACAAGCCGTTCACCAGCACTGAAAAGACTGCATTGCAGAATATCAATGCTGCCAAGTTCGATGAGGATTGGTTCATGGTGTTCGATAACTTTGAGCAATTCACGGAGAACTACAACGGGCAGGGTCTTTACTGGCAGTATTTCTATCATGTATGGAAAACTTTCTCTGTATCGCCTTTTGCCAATGCGATTATCTTCACTTCGCAGAAAAGCTCTATCACTAGCGTTACCGTATCGCCTGCAGCTGCCAACGCGGCAGTAGGAACGAGCATCGCGATGCTGGCAGACGTGAAGGGAACTGGTCTTTTCGAGAAAACCGTAACGTGGTCTATCGAAAGCGAGCAGGAACTTTCCGCCGATACAGCGATTGACGCGACTTCGGGCGTTCTTCACATCGCTAAGGATGAAGCAGTAGGAGCTACCATTACCGTCAAGGCTACGGCAAAGGATGGTAAGACTGGAACTGCCGCTATCACAGTAACGGCATAGGAAAATCGACTTTGCACGGCATGGGAGACCATGCCGTGCTGTTTGGGAGATAAGAATGTTACCTAATTACACGCCTGAGGGCGTTGTTCTTTTTGGCTCTGTACCATGGGACAACGGCTATAAGCACGTGCGACTGTATAACAACCGAAGCGAGCAGTATGAGGATATTGCAGCGCAGATGTATATCACAAGCGATACCTATACGTATATCGGAAGGGAAAGGCGCTTGAAAGTAGCTATCGAAGCAGACAGACTGTATTCGTGCAACTATTGCATGTATCAGAATTCGTCTGTATCGGACACGTATATCTATTGTTTCGTGACTTCAGTCAATTACATAAACGACAACACCACGGAGATTGTGCTTGAGACCGACATTTTCCAAACGTATCTTTACGACGGGGATTGGGACATTCGCAGCTGCTTTATCGCGCGAGAAACGCCACCAAGCGAAAGCTCGAAGTATCTTTACACGCCCGAAGCCGATTTCCCATTGATTTACAAGGTTGATGCGGAAAAGCATATGTTCTTCCGCACTGGCAGCATTGGAATATTCAGTGCTTCCGATGTTGATTTCGGAACGCTTGAGTACCTATTCCAACCGTGGAATCCTGAAGGTGTTGTAGCAGTTGCAACCGAGCCTGTTACTTCACGTGGTGTAGCTCAAGGAGCGCCGCTTACCATATATGCGCTGGATGCCGTAGGAGCAGGAAGCGAGAAAGCGCAAGAATTCGTAAAAAGGATGAATCAAGCTGGCTCTACAGATTCGATAGTTGGAATCATATCAATCCCGAGCTTCTATAAATTCGATGGAACTGTATCAAAAGAGACAAACACGCCGCAGGATAGCAACAGAGATATTACGGCAACGTTTGAAGCGCCTGAATGGGGAACGACTGTTGACGGTTACACGCCGCGCAACGCCAAGCTTTTATATTACCCTTATACCTATTGCAACCTGACGGACTACAACGGGAGCAATACAGAACTTCGTTACGAATTCATGGATTCGCTTACCATCGGTATCAAATATCGACCAACGCTTACCTGCCAGGCTTACGTGTTCCCAACACAGTACATGGGAAGGCTCGGGTTCGATGACGGCTTCCCTGTTATGTGCGGAACGCGTGGAAGCATTACCAGCAACACATTCACAAACTGGCTTGCGCAGAACGGAGCGACAATCGCGCTTACCGTTGCAGGCGTTGCAGTGGGGTTGGTTACGGGAGGAACTTCGCTGGCAGCAGCAGCAGCGAACACAAGTGAAGCGACAGCGCTTAGGGGTGCTGGAATGACTGCATTCGCGGGAGTTGCCGAACGCGATGCCGCTCTTAAGGCAACGGCAGGGCAGGCGCTTATCGGGTCTAGCGTGATGGGCGCTGCGCAGACTGCTGCGAACGTATACAACGCCAGCAAGCAGCCTAACCAGGCTAGGGGACAGACAAGCGCAGACCTTGCATATTCCGTGGGCTTGCAGGGAGTTCACGCGCAGAAAATATGCGTAAAAGCGGAAATAGCACAGCAGATTGATGCTTACTTCGACAAGAAGGGATATGCTATCGAGCGAATAGAGCCTGTTAACATCACATCGCGCCCGAGCTGGAATTACGTGCAGACGGTAGACAGCGCGCCGCGTTCGCTTAACAGCGCATCGGGAAACGAAGCGCCATTCACGCGCGGTAGGGGAACGCCTGCCGCAGCGCTTGACGTTATCCGAAGGTGTTTCGATAGCGGGATAACTTTTTGGCACACGACAACGGGCTTTGGCGATTATTCGCAGGACAATTCACTTTAGGAGGTGACTATGTATACAGGTATGTTCATGCCGAACGGAATGATTCCGCCTGGAATCATGCAGGATGGGCAGAGGGCGCAGAACGCTGAAACTTTCCTAACGAACCAGGACACTGCGACCATGTTCATGTGGCGATTGATGAATTTAGCTATAAGCGTGTTCAAATGGGACAACCTTCCCGAAGGAGTTGACAGCAGGATGCTTGAGTTTTGGCTTCTTAGGGACGGATTCGTTGGTTTCTTCTATGATGAAATGCTTAAATCCGATGAGAAACGAAGAGCGCCCGAAGGATATGCTGTTCTTCCGCTTCTTCTTCAGGGCGAATGGGACATGTACGAGTACCCTAAGAGCAGGTGCGCATACGCTGTAAATGGCTTCCAATATGACTGCAACGAGGATAATTCCGTTATCATCTTCAACAACTATCTTCGTGTTCCTATGTGGATGACGCTGTGGCAATATGCGTATCGGCTTAGCGAGGTTCAGCGAACGATAGACATTAATTGCAAGCAGCAGAGAACCGCGCGCGTAATACGATGCGATGAAAAGGAACGATTGACATACCTTAACGCGGCAAAGGAAGTTGATGAGGGAAGGAACTGGGTTCATGGTAACAAGAACCTGGATATGGACAACTTCCAAGTGTTCGACATTACAACGCCTTTCGTTGCAAACGAGATGCAGGTTTACAAGCACCAGCTTTGGAACGAAGCGCTTACCTACCTTGGTATCGAAAATGTCAACACCGACAAGAAGGAACGGCTTATCAGCGATGAGGTTATAAACAACATGGGCGATGTTGAAGCAGAGCGTTTCACGCGCCTTAACGCGCGCAAGCAAGCCTGCGATGAGATTAACAACCTTTTCGGTCTTGACGTTGATGTTGATTTCCGCAGCGGCACATACATCAGAACGGGAGCTACAGGCGATGTGCAAGTGCCTGTGACGAATATGGATGACGGGAAAGCTGGTGTTAGCTATGAGTAAATACACGACACTTCTGCGATTCCCGATAGAACAGCATCTTAAAGACATTGGAAAGCCTAATGACGAATCGAACTGGAAAGACTGCTACAGGATGCTCGGGCTTTACGATTATCCGATTTTCGATGAGACGTATCGGGAAACTCTTAACAACAAGATTATCCGCGCATATTACTTTAGGGAAATCGGATTCGAGACGCTTGGCATATTCGCATGGTACTTACGAAGGACTATGCACGAGATTATGCCTTACTACAACCAGCTTTACGAATCCGAGAGAATCAAGATAGAACCGCTGCTGACACTCGGAAAGGATTACAGCGAGACATGGGCGCGCGATGAGAAAACGGAAAAGACCGTAACAAATTCATCGCATTCAAATTCGACTGCAAATGGAAGCAGCAGCAGCGAATCTACAGACAGGAATGTGTTCCAAGATACGCCTATGAACGGACTTGACACAGATGCTATATCTTCAATGGATTACGCAACCAACGTCACTTTCGACAACGGTACTACTAGCGCAAGCAATGAGAATACTTCCAATTCCACTGCTGGCTACAACACCAGCGACAGCTTCACAGGCGATTACGATGGAACGAGGAAGCACAGCGAGACTGGCTTCACTGTTTCTCAATCAGAATTGCTATTGACATATCGTAAAACATTCCTTAATATCGACCTGGATATTATTAAGGAACTTGAATCGTTGTTCATGGGACTATGGTAAAGAGGTGATTTCATGGGTATCAACGATGGCATAACCACTGTGCAGACACGTTTGCGCTATTGGTGTCAATTCGTACTGCCAGCTGTTTTCGATGACAGCCTTTCGTATTACGAGCTGCTTGCCAAGGTAGTTGAGAAGCTTAACGGGATTACAGAAGAGAGCAACAATCTGCTAACGCTAATCAAGGCTAACTCTGAATCCATTGAAGAGCTTGAAAAGCTTTTCGAGGAATTCAAGGAAAGCGGATTCGAGGATTATTACCAAGAGCAGATTGAGCAATGGATTTTCGAGCATATGCCCGAATTCATAAGCGAGACTGTGAAAATGGTTTTCTTCGGTCTGACAGATGACGGTTATTTCTGCGCTTACATTCCCGACAGCTGGGAAGATATTGAGTTTGACACGGGAGCTGTTTACGGAACATACACTTACGGTCGCTTGATTCTTCGCTACGATGTTGACGGAAGCGGCGTTATCGACAACACAGGTTACGGCGCGCCTGGCTCTATCGACCCGTATCAGGATTTGGCTGCAAAGGTTCACCAGTCGTATAACGCGCTGTTCACAAATTTGAGCGAGGGAGGTGCTTGATATGGCTTTAGTAAATAAGAATCAGCCAATGCGCGAAGCAGAGATTGAGATTGCCGACTTCATTAACAACAGGCTTACAAACATAATGCAGCAGATAGCGATTCCTGGCGAAAATTCCATTGCGCTTGAGCAGCTTGACGATAACGTAAAGAGACTTCAAACTATTGTTACGAACAGGGATGTTATTTTTGAATTTACTTCCGATGAACAAATAAAGGTTGCGCGAGTTACCGTTAAAAATAATCAGGAAGCAATACCTGGCACTGATTGGAAATATGTGTTCAACGGAGCATTCGCTAGCTTGAATGGTAAATATAACGACAATCTTGTGAAGAATCCATTATTAGTAAATACTGCTATCGAATCTGTTAATGATAATTCAGTGACCATTGCTGTTGTTCTTGTAGCTGTGGTACAACCGCCGACTGGTACTTCTATCCATGTAATGCTTAACACTATATGGAATTGCATGAGAGTTGACCCTAAATAGAAAGGAAAGATAAATGAGTGTTACGCAATATATCGGAGCGCGCTATATGCCACTGTTCGCTGAACCAGCCGAATGGGACAACTCGCGAGCCTATGAACCGCTGACAATCGTCTTGTATAAGGGGAACAGCTACACTTCAAAGCAGAGCGTTCCTATCGGCGTAAGCATTGACGATACCGTGTATTGGGCTGAAACGGGAAACTACAATGCCCAGGTTGAACAGTATCGTATCGAAGTCAAACAAGTAAGAAAGCATGTTGATGATTCGCTTAATCAGACAACTTCCGAAGTTGATGCAAAGCTTGCAAAAACCGTGAGCGATGTTGATGCCAAACTAGCTGAAACTGTAGACAATGTTGATGTTAAGCTTGCCGCTGCCACGCAGAACAACCTGCTTGTTCTTGGTGATGAATGGGTAACAGATGACGTTGTGACGAAGCTTGGCGCTATGTTCGACAACGTTTCAAACTATTCGAGCCCTGGTGTCAAGTTCAGAAATCCCGTAGATGAAAATTCGTATACAGCGCAGCTTGACAGTGCTATTGCCGATACTGCCCCTGGTGGACGCTATGCTGGTCGTGCCTACTCTAAAGCTATCATTGTTGGAGGAATCAACGATTTCAAAGCTGGAATCACCTTTTCTGCTGGATTTGCTCAAACGATTCTTGATACCGTTAACCGCATTAGGGAATCTTTTAAGAATTGCGAGGTTCATGTATTTATCAACAATGCTTGCTGGGGTAGCGATGCAACGAGTAAAACTGCCGTTAACAGCTTTCTTTCAGGGCATCTTAATGCATACCCCATTGCCGATGCTTTGAAAACAATTCCTGCAAATATGCACTACGGTCTTACTTATATGGGTCTTGCTATCAGTGACTTCTACGGTTCTGACGGAATCACACTAGGAAGCCATACGGAGATTGTTGCACCGTATATCATTTCCTGCCTTAATGGCGCGCCTTCATTCGCTATTTCGCAAAACGTCACTGACGGGAGCGCGACTGTGAAAATCAGCGCAACGCAGAATTCTTTGAGCATCAGGTTCAACACCGACCTTACAGGAACACTGACGTATGATTTAGATGTTAGAAATCCTGCATTTAGAACAGCATGCCGTTTCATTGAAGCTTTCAACTACGGAACTTTGACTGTGTTTGGCAGTGGAAAAACCTACTCAATCGGAAAAGATAAGATTGAAGTCCAAACTCAATCAGGAATTCCAACATCGCTTTACCCGACTGCTACTGTACAATTGCCAAGCTAGGAGAATCATGGAAGCAGATAAGCTTATCAGCGAATGCAAGAAGCACATTGGGGAGCTTTCTCTGTACACAGGGGAGAATCCTGACTGGGCATGGTGCGCTAGATTCCTTGTTGCTTGCATGAGGGACATTGGAATGAATCCGCCTGACACGTGGAGCGCTAAGGGACTGTACGACTGGTGCAGTCCCTTAGATGACAGCGAGGTTAAAGCGGGAGATTTCGTTGTGTTCAACCTTGACGGTCGCGAAGATAAATCGTGGTTCGACCATATTGGTCTTGTTCTTTGGTTCGACCATGAGAGCAACACATACCGTACGATAGAGGGGAACAGCGGGAGCAACTACAGCGTTGGAGTTTACACTTACGATAACGATAAGCATCCGCCGCAAACATATTTCTGTAGACCAAATTACAAAGAGGAAGATGAAATGACCGACATTTTCAATGACGTATGGTTCAGTGATACGCTTAATTCTCGCACAACGCCGCAGACAGAATCATACACAACGCCAGCAAATCTGCTATGGGAGATAGCTAACGAAGTTCATGAGATAAATGAAAAGTTGGAGAAAATCACCAATGGAGATAATAATTGACACATTGACGGGAGCGCCGCTTACGCACTTCTACTGCTTCATTATAGGGGCAATCGCAGGTGCTTGCGCTTACGAGAAAGTGAGGAAGTAATGAGCACTATATGTATTGTCTGTATCGTTTTCATCGTACTTGACATTCTTAGTGGAGTTGTAGCAGGCGCAAAAAACAAAGAGCTTAGCAGCACTAAGATGCGCACTGGTCTTTATAACAAGATAGGAGAATTGCTTCTTATCGGAGTTGCAGGATTCTGTGAATTCATTCTTACTATCGAGCCATTTTCAAAAATGGGTATACCACCTGAAATACTATACACAGTTGTTATTTACATAGCTGGAATGGAACTTCTTTCTATACTTGAAAACATTTGCAAGATTAACACCAATATCCCTATTGCAAAGATTTTGGCTATTTTCGAGATGCCGATTGACAAAGAAAAAGAAAATAAGCTAGAATTGAATCAAGCACCAAAGGAGTAATAACTCGCTAATCTACCCGAATGCCTGCGGTAAAACGCACGGGGATTAAAAGGAGCTAGGCATACTCTGTGAGCAACTTCTTTGACTGCTACACTACTAAGCCCACACTTTGCTAATGCCTAGTGTGGGCATTATTAAAGGAGACTTGAATGCCATATACTAAACTAGGCGATTTGCAACTGCTGACGCTTTCAAGCAATGCAACAACCGACAACAAATGCACTGTAATGTCACTTAATAACAGCGTATCTTTCATGGGAAATATAGAACTAACTGGGTACGCTTCTAATACTGCATTTGCAACGCTGGCAGAAAGTATGCGCCCGACAAGCGAGGTTGTCATTCCTGTTTACATTGAGGATGAGCTAACCAAGATGACTATTTCCCCAAATGGAGAAATGTCATTGGCGATTGATGCTGACGGAATTTTGTACCTGAACGGAATCGTGTTCAGCGCAAACAGCAGATATTATAATGCCGAAATAGGCAACAACTTCCCCCAGGGAAGTTCTCCACTTTAATCTTGAGGTGCAAATATGAGCGACTATCCATTTTATGCGTTCAACGGTTCAACCACAACTAACTCGCAAAACGTAAATAGAATAAACTGGCTATTAGGTTGTCACCATACTTCAATTATTGAAATGGTACAGCAAATTGTGAAAGACGGGCTTCACATATCAGGACTGCTGGCTGGAAATGGTTCAATAGCTAAGAATGCAAGTGTTGAAAAAGCTGTTAGGTGGGCTATTAAAAAAGCAACTAGCAACTATATTACATATAGTCAATCAAACAGAAATCTAAAAAATCCTGCTGGATATAGCTATGACTGTTCTTCATTTATCATCACGGCTTTTTACGTTGGCGGTTTTGATGTAAATGCAACATATACAGGAAACATGCGAAGCGGATTCACCGCACTTGGGTTCACATGGATTCCTGGGAGTTATTGGACTTCTTCGGAATTGCTGCGTGGCGATATTCTTCTTGACGAAGTTAACCACACTCAAATGTATATCGGTGGAAACCAAGACGTAAATTGCGGGTCTACGCCTGCTTGTGTGCAGCGTCACGAGAATGACAATTACGGACGCGGATGGGACGGGATATTGCGCTATGAAAAATAATTCAAAATATTGGGACATTGGAAAAACGCTTAGCCACAACTGCCTGTTCAATTTTATCATCAGCTTACGTGGTGGTGGTAAAACATACGGTTGCCTGAAATACTGCATTAAAAAATACCTGGATGAGAAAAGAAATGGCAGAACGTGGCAATTCATCTATGTGCGAAGGCAAGAGAATGAGCTGAAGAAGCTTACCATATCACGTGGCGGACGTTTATTCGCTGCTGTGCAGAAAGAATTTCCTGGGCATATTCTAAAAGCAGAAAGCAATACGCTGTATTGCGATGGTGAAGTATGTGGCTATGCCGTACAGCTTTCTAATGCATTCACTCAAAAATCTGATACTTTCCCTGACGTGCAATTCATTATCTTCGATGAATTTATTGCAATTAAGCGCTCTTCCTATCTGCCTGACGAAGTAACAAAATTCCTTGAATTGTACGAAACGATTTCGCGACCAGGTACAGACCATCCAATTGTTAAAGTTTTCTTTCTTGGTAACGCTGTAACGCAGACAAATCCATATTTTGAATACTTCTACCTTGAGAGACCTTACGAGGGGCAATATAAGAAATTCGGTAAAACGAAGGATATACTTGTGCAGGATGTTGACGTTCCCGAGCTTCAGGAAGATAAGCATAAAAGTCGTTTTGGGCAGCTTATCAATGGCACTGAATATGCATCATACGCTATTGATAACGAATGGCTTGAGGATGACACAGACTTCATTAAGAAGAAAACCAAAAACTGCGAATACAGAATGAGCATTAGATTTAATGGCACATGGATTGGCGTATGGTTTGACGAGCTTGATTGGCTATACTACATTAGTGACGATGTTGATTTGCAATGCCCATTTAAGTATTCTGCAACTACCGATGACCACAAGCCAAATGTGATGCTTATTAAGACTGCTAAAAATATGAACAGCTTTAAGCATCTAATGGATGCTTATAATATGGGCGCGATTAGATACGAATCAATCAAGCTCAAAGGTTGGTTTAGAGATATTATGCGCATGATGAATTGTAGGTAATTATGCAAACAATGTGTTACTCACGAAATTACGGAACTTCAATTTGTACTCATAAATGCAAATTTCATTGGGAGTGTAAAACGCATTATGAGAATGTGCATAATAAATCAGGTCTAAAGTTCCGGTCTTTCAAACAATCCGGTAAAAAGAACAATAAATGCAACAA